AGGAGCTTTGCTCAGCTTTGCTTATAATCTTGGTGCCGGTTTTTACGGTGGTGATAACTTTAATACTATTACTAAACGCCTGAAGAATAAAGAATGGGACTTAGTTCCAGATGCTTTATACCTCTACAGAAATCCTGGTTCAAATGTAGAAGCAGGATTGGCGCGTAGAAGAAAGACAGAAGGTGAATCTTGGAAGAAGGGATGACTAAATAGTTTCAACCGTTGAGTTGAAGCAACTCCACCACCGCAGTGAGTTGTGATTTGTAGGTTCTAGAGAATCTCAAACCACCGACTCACTGTTTTTCTATGTCTTACACGCAAAAGGCGCTGGCTGCAGCGTCTGCGCTCTTACTTGGAGTGCCAACTGCAGCATTATCTCACACCAACTCCATCGGATATGTTGGTGGTGGTAATGGATCAGTTACTTTCTGGTATGGTAACTGGCATCCAGGAACTACCTTTAACGAAGGGACTTTAACGTTACAAGGTATCAACGGAACTAAGTTTTCTGCAACAACCGTTAACTGGACTTTACTTTCAGCAACAAGACCGGATGGATTGATTGATGGTACAAACTATTTTACTTCTAACGGATCACAATTAGTTGCTTATGGTAGCAATAGTCAGGTATCATCAACTTGGCAGGGTGTAACTTTTACTGGACTTGGTGCTGGAGATTATCAATTCACTTACAATGCTGCTGGAGCTCCAACAGCTAATTGGATGCCTATGGATAATGTCATCCTTTCTAGTACTGTAGTTCTTACCGCTGCAGCACTTTCTGGTGATGCTGATGGTGATGGTATTAATGATACAACTGGACAACCAATTGCACCACCAGCACCAACTCTGGTAAGTTCTAATACTGCTAATAATGTATCTTCAACTGTTGCTGTTCTTACTCCAGTATCCGAAACAACTGTTACTCACACAGCAACAGAAGATGGTGGAAGACAAAGAATCAACCGCCACAATCAAACTGATGTAACAACAACTTCTGTTACAACCATCACTACAACACCAGTTACAACCGATACTTATAGTGATAATTCAACGGTAGTTACAAATGGAACTGCTGTTGTAACCACATCACAAGCAAGCACAGTTGCAACTACTCACGAATATGCTGACTTCTATGGTCGTGTAGATCAGTACGAAGTTATGGATAAGATTGGTGAAGGATTGCAAGGACTTCTCAATCACGAACCAACTAAGTCAAAAGAAAAAATCAAAGTGTTCAGTAAAAATTACTATGCCTGGTCACATGGAGAGAATGGTTACTCTGGAACTTCATTCATCTATGGTGGTGGTGTAGAGATTGATATCAAACCAACCTGGACGATTGGTGGTCAGTATAATAATATAACTCTAAATCTGAATGGAACCGATAGCACTTCTAAACTTCTGAAGAGTCACTATGGCGTCTTTAATATGTTGAGAGGTAATACTTTATCACTTCTGACGAATGCTGGTCTTGCTCAAAATAACTATAATGTATCTAGAAATGTTGCTGGAGTTTTCAAAAATGAAAGTCAGACTTCTGGACAAGAGTGGTGGGTCAGCAATAGACTTTTCATTCATGCTCATAAGAATATAACTCCTTTCGTTGGATATACTGTTCGTAATTATACAAGAAACGCATTCAGTGAAACTGGTTCTCCTGAATCAGTAAGAAGTGTTGGTGGTATCAATGAAACTTATCACGTCGGTGAAGCAGGTCTGAGACTTGAAACTCGTTTTGGTGGTAAGAAAAAAGATTTATTTGGTTTAAGTATTGAAGGTTCTTATGCAACTGATAATGCTATTGAAGCATCTGCAACTCTTGACTACAAAGAGATTGTTAGTGTTCAAGGAATTCATCAGATTAATAATGGTGTAAGTAACACTGCAGTTTCCGCAAATGTTAAGTTTAGGTTCTAAAAACCTAAATAAGACAGACTTCATCACACGGAACTGATGGAAAACGACAAGAAAGGTAAATGTATGAGTACTGTTATTCGTATTGCGATCTTGGGTTGGTCCGCTGCTCTTCTTACTGCTAGTTATGCTGGGGCTCTATCTAAGATGGACCCCACTTTTATTGCAACTGTCTTCACTGCATCTGCTGCAACTTTCGGTATTAACACAATGAAGAAGGGTGGTGATGAAGATGAAAAGAAAGAAGAACCACGTAGAGAAGTGGTAATTGAACCCACTCCAGAACCACCAGCACCAGAAGTTGCTGTTGCAGAACCATCTCTTGAAGAAAGAGTTGAAGCACTTGAAGAAGGTCAAGTTACACCTCGCACTGGAGCGTAATGTCTAAATCCGCAAACAAGGGAAAGAAAGGTTCTGGTGGTGCAGGTTCTGCCAATAACAAAAAGCAGAACTCTGGTAATGCGAATGCAAACAAGGCAAAAAATGGTGGCAAGAAAAAATGAGGTATTATGCCAAGAGAATGGAATACTCCTATTCGGGAACCTTGGAACCCGATAATTAAGAAGTGTCTAGATGCTGTCGATGAACATACTCGGCAGCATCTATTGACAGGTGATGAGTGGCACCTTTCTCAAGCAGAAATATTAAGAAAGTATGTAAAAGACCTAAAAGTATGGATACATAAAGAGGAAGGTTGGTGGAATGAATGAAAAAACTTTTTACTGCAATTAGTCTGTCAATATCTTTAGCATTACCTACAAGTGCTAATACAGTTGCAAAGAAACAACCCACCGTTCCAGCATATAGCCTGGCATCGATGGGTTGTATGATTTTAAAGGAATGTACTGATGGTGTAGAACAACTCACTGTAGACTCTTCACTAATTAAAGGAAAAGAGTTTGATACTTTTAGAGAAGAGATACAAAAGATTCTTGCTGGTCTTGAAAAACTTGGAGTTCCTGTTTATGTTGGACCAGCACGATACTTCACTCCAAGAACAATCGGTTTATATAAACCGGAATACAATCGGTTTTTTGTAAATGAAGAATTGCTTAAAGACCCTAGAGAATTTCTAGGAACGATGAGACACGAAGGATGGCATGTTGTTCAGGACTGTATGGGTGGTGGACTCAAAACCTCCTTTATGGCACAGGTTCATCAAGACACTGAGATTCCTGCTTGGGTTATGAAGTCAACTCGTCTTGCTTATGAGAGTATGGGTCAAAGTCGTGCTGTTCCATGGGAAGCAGATGCTAATTGGGCAGAGGAACAGTCTAATGTAACTGCACAAAAACTGGAAATGTGTGCTAATGGACCACTTTGGGATCAAGTAAGACCTACTCCTATGACAATGGAATGGTTGATTGGTTGTGGGTGGATGAAACCACAAGAGGGTTATAAGGAATATGTTCCCAACAAGAAGTCTGATTATTGTGTAGAAGGTAAATACTAATGCCGCAAGATTTTCCTTGGGGAGTAATGTCGATTCTTGGACCAGGACTTATATTTGTATTGTATATCATTTACTACATACTAAAATTAGCAAACGAGGAAATGAAAAATGAAGAACCTAGCACTCATTCTATCAACGACAAGTCTTCTCATTAGTGGAGCACTTTGTTATGGTGCTTATGTGACTTATAAAAAAGCAGAAGCAATCTTAAACAATCCAGAGCAGTTTGTTGGTAAGGTTGTAGAGAATCAAGTGAATAAGGCATTTGAAAAACTTCCTATTCCGAAACTAAATACTGGGAGTATTAAGTTTCCTTTCTAAATAGTGATGCTTATGTGTGGTAACCTAAGCAAAAGATTGGAGGCAGAAATGCCTCTTTTCTTGTATAAATAGTATTACCACACATAAAGCAGTATGAATAACTATTACACCTACGCATATTTGCGTGAGGATAGAACTCCTTATTACATCGGTAAAGGTAAGGGGTTTAGAATGTATGTTAAAAAAAGAATTGTGCCTTTACCAAGTAGAGATAGAATAATATATCTAAAAAGAAACCTAACAGAACAAGAAGCAATCAAACACGAAGTTTATATGATTGATGTTTATGGTAGAAAAGATAATGGGACTGGTATTTTAAGAAATCTTACCGATGGAGGTGAAGGAACTTCTGGTAGGATTGTAAGTGAAGAACAGAAAGAAATTCAAAGTTTAAAAATGAGTGGTGTAAATCATCCTTTCTATGGTAAAATTGCTCCAAAGTCCCATAGAGAAAATATAAGTAATGCTTTATCTGGTAAGAAAAAATCAAAAGAGCATATAGAAAAACTACCACAAAATAAAAAAGGGGCAACTCGTTCCCAAGAATTTAAAGATAAAAGAAAAAATTATATGACTGGTAGAAAGTGGTGGAATAATGGTGAAGTTGAAAAACTTTTTGCTAATAATGAAACTCCTGGATGTGAATGGGTATTGGGGAGAATATATAGTAAGAGTTAATTGCTTTAAATAAATGGCGGACAGAGACCCATATATTTACAGGATTAAAAATATTTTAAGGGTAGTTGATGGGGATACGATTGATGCTGATATTGATTTAGGATTTTCTATAAGTTTGGAAAAACGCATTCGCCTTGCTGGGGTTGATACTCCTGAGAGTCGCACGAAGGACGAGTATGAAAAGAAACTTGGACTTGAATCAAAAGAGTGGTTGAAGAATAGGTTACAATTTGCTAAAGATATTATTATCAAAACCGAACTTCCAGACAGCACAGAGAAGTATGGAAGAATCATCGGGCACCTGTTTATCAATAACGAAGCAACATCACTGAACGAACAGATGATAGTTTCCGGTTTTGCATGGGAATACGATGGCGGCACCAAGAAGAAGAACTTTGCTGAACTGGATGCCAAGCGTAAGAAGTAATCACTTCTCGTGAAACTCTTTGTATTGTCTTTGTTTATCTTTCTTCTGTTCCTTCTTTAATAGTTTATTGACTTTTTTGAGAGAGTCACTCTTCTCAAACGCAAAATATACCTGAAGTTCATAAGGGGTAAGGTCTCTGTTCAAGAGTTTTTTACCCCTTACAAATATTTGTTGAACGATAGGTTTCATTTTCTTTACCATCCACTCCACCAAAGATTTGCCAATAAGAGCCGCAGCAACAGAAGCAGTAGCAGTGGTGCCAGCAAGAATAACCTGTTCTTTTGGAGGAACTGGAACTTCCCCGATGATTGGAACTTCAATGACGGGCACTCCTAAATTTGTATTGGTGTTTGTCTCTTTGATTATTTTGTCTTGTATTGATTCTTGAGGAACTTGGACTTGTGCTAATACAGGTTTACTATCAGGAAGTCCTCTAGACTTTTCTTCTTGTGATTCTTCTTGTTTCTTTTGTTCTGCTCTCACCGCAGCATCAAACTCTTCTTGAGTCGGAACATCAACAACTGGATAGTTGAATGATGGGTTTGGAACATTAATAATTGGAAGTTCCAAACTGAATGTAACGTTTCTTTCAGTTCTTTTTGTGACAGGAGGTTCTATTGTAGGAATGATGCGTGGTGCATCAATTCTTACGGACGCTGACTTGATTGGTGGTATTTCCATTGACTACATCCTGTACTTTTGGATACTTCACAACAACATCAGCACATATCTTTGCGTATGGTGATTGTGGGTGAAATGAGATACCAGACTTGATTGCTTCACCACACTTCAAGAGTCTTACAAGTTCAAAATCAAGTCGTGCCTTGTCTGCTTCCGCCTGCTGTCTTGTGATTTCAGTTCTGACTCGTGCTTTGCATAGTTCCTGAAAAGACCCGTCAAGGGGAATAGAGAACCCAGCAGAGATGCCTCCGTTGAAGGAATTTTGTTGATATGATGTGGGATCACTATTATTGGATAAACTATTATATCCAAAGGTCTGAAGGTTCAGAGTTGGACCCTGACAAGATACACCAGAACCATAAGTATTCATAGCGAAAGGACCCTGTAAAACTTGCACAGCCTGGTTCGTCACATTACCAGTTGCAGATGCTGAGGGTCCTGCTATGTTAGTATTAGACGGTGCTTGCTGAGCAGTTGCTGGTAAGGCAAATACTATTGCGTGAAGACCGATAATGAATTTGTGGTAGACTCTTCTACCGTTTTGCGATCTATCCATGTTTCTTTCGCAATTCCAGGAGTCAAGTGAGTTTCACTAAACTGGAACGGAGCACCTTGCGTTTGAATTGTGTAGTTCGCACCTGGACCAGGACGGTCAGGTATATTGATATTAGTACCAGTGACAGTATAAGATGTCCCAGTTGTATATTCTATTTGTTTGATAACTTCAACCACCTCAGTGCGAGTTTTGGTCTCAGAAGTAATCGTGCCACTCGTAAAATTAGGAGTGACAGGTGCTGCAAAACAAGGAGATATAAGTCCCGTTGCCAGCAGCAAAACGGGAGTTATGTGTTTCACTTGAATACGCTTAACTCAACGGTTCTTTGTGCTGTACCAGTGCTTCCAGGACCACCAGCAGTGATGGTAGGAACGCCAGTTGAACTCAGAGTTCCTGCAAGAGAACCTGCAGAGCCACCTAACTGAGTAGTAGAGTCGCTATAAAGGTTGGGAGCGGCAATTGTTCCATTAGCTGCCGACTGAGAGGAGACAACTGTATCAGCAGTAATTGTAGATTCACTAAAACTAAATGCCGCACCATTGGTATTGATGTTATAAGAACCTGCAGATCCAACTCCTCCAAGAGTTGTGACGTTGATGTTAGTACCAGAGACGGTATACTGACCACCGACTCTAGTTGATTGAACCGCTGCACCCTGAACGCTTAATTGAACGGAATCAACAATTTTGGATGTAATTTCACCTGCAAAGACAGGAGTAGTGAAGAATAACGAAAAGGCTAGTAGAAGTCTTTTCATTGTTCTAGAGATGATAAACCTAGCTTATTTAGGAGAGACACTTTCTAGACTGGCACACTTGACATATCCTAAATATTAACTTATTATGAAAAATCCCTCACACAGGGATTGCATCATGAGAATTTGATGTGATATTAGAGCCCAGGAAAGTGCCCCCCGAGAGGGGTGGTATACCCCCTTTCTATTGGGATGTAGAGTTCAATTAAAATTAATGCAATCTATCTTTACAGTAGCCCTGCCTCTTCTGGCAACGGTTACAACCAGTACGGCATCACTGCCATTCGTCAACTACAAGATGCAAGGTCCTCCACCACCAGTGGAACCAACGACCAAACCATTTGCTATTATCAAAGAGTTTAATCTTGTAGATGAAAAGAAGACAGCAATCCGCGAGGTTGCTCCCGCAAAACCTAAAGAGACAAGGTTAATTTGTAAAGGGTGTAATGAACATGAGAATGCTACTCTGGCATTTTTCCAGAATCGTGGTATTAAAGACAGAAACGCCCTTGCTACCATCATGGGTAACATTCGTCAGGAATCAACTTTTGTTCCTAACATTTGTGAAGGTGGTAGTAGAACCAGTTGGGGTAACTGCGGTCGCGGTTACGGACTGATTCAATGGACATCTGCCAATCGTTATTATGGATTGGGTGATTTTGCTAAGAAGTATGGTGGTTCTCCATCAGAACTTCACACGCAACTTCGTTATCTAACGACTGAAGTTCAATGGCAACGTATTGAAGATAGGATGAAAACTCCTGGTAAGTCTATCAATCGTTACATGGACTATGCGTATAGTTGGATTGGTTGGGGACATCATGGTGCCCGCACTTCGTATGCTCATGAATATGCTTCCAAACTGATCACGGTAGAAGTTTGATATATAAGGGGAGTGGAATGACTCCCCTTTACTTTTTACTTTTTATAGGAAAATGACTGAACAGCAAGAACATCTTAAAAATCTTTTAGAGCAAAGAATTACTCTAGAACAACAAATGAATCAAAGTAGAGAACTTTTTTGGAAAGTTCAGGGTGCAATTGAGTATCTAACTCAAATTGGAGTTACTCTTCCAGAACCAGAACTAACAGAAGAAACTCCTGCAGAATTTACCGAAGAGGACTGATACATATTAAGAGTGCTGCGCTCTTATGTTTAATTTTAACTTTGGTAAAAAGAAAACAGATAAGAAACAACTGCTTATAGTTGGTTTAGTATTATCAAGTCTTATTGCAGCACTCTCACAATGCACGGGAATTTCCGAAAATGGACTTTGGGATTTACTGGATGAGGTTCAGAGAAAATATTTCCCGCAAACTATTATTAATGAACTTATTCTTCAAGATCCTCATGCAGTAGAACGTAGAGTTAAGCGTGATGTGGATCGTGCGATTGATGCTGTAACACCAGAGTATGATCGGATTATTTCCGATTATGATAAGAAATATAAACAAAAATATGTTGAGAAACCACCAGACGGCAGTGAGGCACAG